ATGAAAGAATCAATACAACTTAGAAAAAGAAAGATGCCTACAGGTAATGTCTCCCTTTACCTCGACATCTACAGAAATGGACGACGGGAATACGAGTATCTTAAATTGTATCTCGTTCCGGAAGTGACCAAAGAGGATAAGAAAAAGAATGCAGACACTCTTAAATATGCGGAAGCAATAAAAGCGAAGCGTATTGTTGAGTTGATGAACGGCGAATTCGGCTTTAAATCTGAGTATAAGACCAACACGTTATTTTTCGATTACTATTCCGCAATGTGTGAAAAGAGATTCAACAATCCCAACAGTAAAGGCAACTGGGGCAATTGGAATTCATGCCTGCATCATCTTCACATATATGAGAAACGTAATAATATCACATTTGCCGAAATCACACCGGAATGGGTGCAAGGATTCAAGGATTATCTTGAGAACCGGGCTATCGCATGGATAAGCGATAAAAGAGAAAGGGTTAAAGACCAACAATTATCAAGGAACTCGAGAGTATCTTATTTTGCTAAGTTGAAGGCTTGTCTTAATCAAGCGTTCGATGAGCGCATAATCCCGACTAACCCGTGTCGTGGCATTGAGAATTTTAAGGCTGAAGAAGCGAACAGAATGTATCTGACCGTCGATGAACTTAAAAAACTCGTAGATACGCCATGCGAATATTCTGGAGTTAAAACAACTTTTCTGTTTTCATGCCTTACAGGTTTGCGTCGTAGCGATATTGCTAAGCTTACATGGGGTGAAGTGCACCAGCAGGGAAAATTCACAAGGCTTATTTTCAAGCAAAAGAAAACAGGAGGCCAGGAATACCTCGACATTAATCCTCAGGCGGCAGAACTGATGGGACAAAGAGGAAAACCAGAAGACTTTGTTTTCTGTGATTATATCCCTTCTATAGATTGCGCGAACAAATCAATACAAGCATGGGTTTTAAGAGCTGGAATTGATAAGAAGATAACATTCCATTGCGGACGGCATACGTTTGCGGTGATGATGCTTGATTTAGGTGCCGACATCTATACTGTGAGTAAACTGTTAGGTCACAGAATGCTGAATACAACACAGATTTATGCCAAGGTTCTTGATAAGAGCAAACAGGAGGCAGTCTCTAAGATACCCGATATCATTTAGAACCCTTATATATTTTACCAGTACCAAGAAGCAACCAATTGGCTGATACCTTATGATATTTTATTAAGGGTATCAGCCAAGCGACCTCAAAATAACCTCTGCCATTGTCTTTACGCTGAACGTACCAATGGCGACGGTCAATGTTGCTGACTTCACATAAGCCTGCGATGCCTCCAGGTATTCTATCAGCGTCTAATAGTTCCTGAACTATATTGAAATACCTCTGCTGGATATCCAATGTCTCTTGCTTGTATGCTCTCGTTCTGCTCATGATTGTTTTGTTTATTCTGTAAATGTGCCTTATAAACACTATGCGCGTATTCTTTTCAGTGTCTCTCCTGCCCTATTCATGTATAAGTCTTTTAGTGGACTTGGTACGGACTTGGTACGGACTTGGTACGGAGAGGGTATGGAGGGATTATATCATCTATCTCGGTATCATTCTTATGTTTTTAGGTTTCAGGACCTGAATATCACCAAAGACACGGTAGTCTTTTATGTTGTTTGTAACGAAAGTATAGCATTTCTTTTTCTTGCTGATGACATACTGGATATTGTCTTCAATATCAGCTCCGGTTTCTTTCAGGGAAACCGCTATGTCGTCTTTGGTGAAGTCGAGGATGGAGAATCTGTGCGCAAGTTCTTTCAATATATCTCTTATCTCATCGTTGGTCTTTTTCTTCTGAAAGACAGAAGCGAGTTGCGCCACACTGAGTGATGAAATGTATAATTCCTTTCCGTTTAACGAGAAAAGATATTGCAGGCAATACCTGTCGTCCTTCTTGTTCGACCATGCGCCAATCAAAACGTTGGTGTCAACGAATATGTGGTTTACGTTCTGCCGTTTCAAAACACGAGGTATTTGAACTGTTGCTTTTCCTGTTCCGTTATGAGGTCGGTGTTGCTTGCGACCCAAACGCCGACTTGATAATCTACAAGTTCCTTGTAGTTAAGTCCTGTTTTTTCCAACAGAAGTTCGAGGAGTTTCTTGCGTTCTTCCTTTAGTTTCTTGTCTATTTCCTTATCGTTTCTTGTAACCATGATTTTTAATTTTTAATTTTTAACTTTGCAAAAATAATAATTATTGCGGGAAAAAGTTGAGGAGCGGAAGGAAATTTAACAAAAAAACGAAGTTTTTCTATTTCTCCGCTTGCTTATCTAAAAGTTCAGTTGCCTTCTGCAGTCTCTGTTCGTATTTGGGCAATAAATCCGGGTAGCGAGGGCAAAGAACTTCTATAGCTCTCTCTATGACCCGTATTTCATTTTCGTAGTCTTTCTGCTTACGATAAAGTACCATCAGTCTATCGAATGAATGACATGCAGGATAACAATCCCCATATATGTTGTTTTCATAAACATCTATGGCATCTTTAATCTTACCAGACTTTTCTAACGTAATACCTCTATTGTTGTTCGATGCTGTATGTGCTAACTTATTGTAGTTATTTACTTGAGATTTTCTTTTCACCATCCTATCATTTAACTCGCGTATTGTTGATTTATCTATATACGCATAATCTTCACCATTAAGTCTTTGTTTCTGCAAATAAACAAAAAGATTCTCGTCCATGACAGATCTGTATTTTGGTTCAAAATTATCTATCCTCACCCTTGTCTTACCTGGTATTTTTGCAGGTGCTTTTGTCTGTACAGTATTCTTATTACTATCTTCACCGCCAATCATTACAACACTTACGATTAGGGTTACTATTCCAAATATTATTAATAATACTATCATATAAGATCCTTGTTATTTGGTTAATTTCTCTTATTATTATTTTCCAATAGTCCTATCAATCTATCCATTTGCTCGTCCTTCTTTTCAAGCAAACTTATAAATCTTTCTGATATGGCATTAACAGAATTACCGTCTCCTGATACAGCAACACTATTATCAGAAGCAATTGCACCTGTAGTATTTTTATAAAAAAAACCAACATTTTTGTTTGTCGCTTTGGCAATAGCTTCAATTAAACCACTCTTAACATCTTCTGCTTTTAGCGCGGAATGTAATCGCTGATCATTATCAAATCCCAACATTTTTGCAAGTTCAGTTAAATTAACTCCCTCTTCTTTTAAAATTTTTTTTAATTCTTTACCATTCATAATCAATGAATTAAATCTTAAACAAATATTTTTCTTTAAAAAAACAAACAGAATTGTAGAACGATAGTTTATTTCCGTTTTCGTCCACGATGTCAACATCTTTGTAATCTTCGCTTAACTGTATTTTAGCCACATATTTTGTTGCTGTTGGACACCAATGTAATTGTGTATAATAATAACAACTATCTTGCGCATTGGTTGTAATGGCTACAAAAGTAAACAATGCTAAAAAAAACATTCTTTTCATAATTATATGTATTTTAAAATTATTTAGATTCCATTCCTCTAACCATTGATACAAGTTTATTCATAACATCATCTCTCTGCTGAAAATTAGCTACAAGTGATTTACATAACTCTACAAGTTCTCTATTCCCACTATCATTTATTTTCGTGATATTAGTCGTAGTGTTATTTCCATATTCCATAAACTTAGAATCGAAAAAAACACGAATATCCACATTTAACATCATAGCTATATTCTCTAAATCAGCCGCTTGTATTTTATTATACCTAATACATCTGTGAAGATTCTGTTCACTCATACCTATATCGGCGGATAATTTTTTTAGTCCTCCATTATATTTTTCACTCAATTTTTTAATCAATTCTAAATTCATAATTATCAATGATTTATAATTAAAACTAAAAAATATTTTAATTTTTTGACTAAAATATTTGCTCGTAACGAAAAAATATATTAGTTTTGCAGTGTAAAATTAAAAATTAAAAATTAAAAAATCAAGGGAAATTATGCAAAACCATGAAGAAAGAAATCGCAGTATTCGATGTGGTGTCGCTAAGGAGCGGCATAAGCCGCAGTTTCAGCTCGGCACGAGAGACGATCATTTACGTGAGAACTTCTTCCCGTCATAGATTCAGGAGGACGGAGAGGAAAACGAACAATAGCGTGGTCTATTTCAACGATGACTTCGTGATTGTCATCAAAGGTTCTATGAGGTCCTGAGAAATTCGCATTCGCATTCGCGAGCCCGCCGGAGCTGATGTTTTGGGGTTCTTATCTATCGTAGGGGATTAAGAACATGATGTAAGTCCGTCAAGACTCTTCAAAACTTCGCATTCAAAACAAAAGCCTCGGATGGTATCGGAGGGAAGGTCGCTGCTGACACTTCTGCAAATCGCCAACTTGGTCGCTTCGGAAAAATAGCAAGTCTGTAAGGTTCTCCTTAAAGCGTTCTGAAAATCTGGGAAACGAAGTGACGCATAAGACTACACCAGCAGCGAGAGGGATCTGTTAAATCCATAATAATACACAGCAGATCTCAGGGGTTCGACTCCCCTCCTCCGAGCATTGGAAACGTGTTTTTTGAGTGTCGTTTTCCAACTGAAGTGCCGCCGTGAGGCGCCCATTTTCGTTCTGAGCACGCCTTTTTTAAAATTGTGTTTTTTCAAATGTTTCCAAGGAAGAGAATCTATGATTGTTTTTTTTGGCGTGCTCCCCCGCAAGGGGAAATCTACAATTAAGGGATTACAATTAACAATTTATAATTAACAGTTTAAAAATCAGGGTTATGGCAAGAAAGACTTATAAAGAGGAATTGGAGGAGATGGAGCTTGGCGAAGCCAAGGTGTTTCCCATTACGAAAGAGCATTCCGCTTCGTCGATGAGGAGCAAATGTTCGATATACGGTGTGGATATGGACAGGTTCTTCAAGTGCGAGACTGACAGGGAGAACAGGGTTGTCAAAGTAACGAGAACGAGATAGGGAGGTGCAAGATGAATCGCAACGATAATGTAGTCACGACGACGATAGGAGGCGTAACATGGTATGATTTCAGGCGCGCCACGCCGAGGGGCACCGTTGTTCCGGGCAAGTTCATCAAGGTCAAGCCAAGACATAACATGGTGCAGCTGTCGCAGGAGGTTTCCGACCGCGTGAGGGAGGAGTGCCTGAACAGGGTACGTGTGCGTGTGGTTTCCGACGGGAACGGCAATCAAGAGGTTTTTCTGGTGTTCAACGTGAAGGCGGGCTTGGAGTTCAGCCTGAAGAAGAGGAAGAACCAGCGGAGCATAGCGATATACAACCAGGACATGACGGAGTGGTTTTCGGTGATGTATGACATCTGGGATGATCCTGAGGTTCTGGATCTGTCGGACAGCTTCTTCGACAGCGGCTTTCTTGTGTACAGGATAGCGGGCGTGAGAGGCGGAGACAAGGCTAACAATAATAACGAAACAATCAACAATAACGACAACAATCAACAGGAGGTATAACATGAAAAGATTCAAAAAAAATATCGGATTGGTGCTGACAATATTAGGAATGTTTCTCGCCATCGGAACAGCAGACGGAAGCAATTATGAAATTATACTTCGTCTTACGGGGGTTGTAATGTTCGCAGTAGGCGGATACATGTCAGAGGCATTCTATTTTCAACAAGATAACAAACAATAAGTATTATGGCTGAGAATGAATATATAGAGATAATGAGCAGGCTTGATAAGATGGAGCAGATTATCATCGGAATGAAAGAAAAATTAGACAGAGGCAATTTACCAATAAGAGACAGATTAGATCATAAGGAAGCCGCTGCATGGTTAGGCATATCATCGAGCCATCTGTACAATTTGGTCAGTGCAGGCAAGATTCCAGTCTGTAAGTCTGGCGATGGTAAGAATTGCACAAGCTATTATCTAATTGAGGACTTGGAAAAATATGCAAGAAAATACAAGAAATTCAGCGAAGACGAAATTACCTCTATGGCGACCACCTACTGCGCTACGAAACCGAGAAAAAGATACAAGAAAAAAATTGAATCATAAAGATATGGGTGTAACGGTTAGCGCATGCTCAAGAAAGGCTCTCAACCATTGATGTTAAATTTGTTATGACGTGTTTTTGAATTTTGTTGTTTTTGATTATCAATTTTTTAACGCGCTTAGGGGTTCGACTCCCCTTACACCCGCAAACTTAAATAAACCTATTGTTTAACAAATAATTATCGCAATGAAATCGATAGTAATCAAAAGACTTTCCCTTCTTAATTTCAAGGGAATCAGAAATCTGACGGTAGATTTCGATGAGTACGAGACAAGCGTATTCGGTGCGAACGGCACTGGCAAGACAACACTTTTTGACGCTTTCACGTGGGTATTGTTCGGAAAGGACAGTACCGACAGGAAAGAGTTCAACATTAAGACCCTCGACAAGGATAACCGCGCGATAGAGCGAATTCCTCATGAAGTAACAGCTTGTATTGAGGTTAACGGAGAGGAAATCAACCTCAAGAAATGTTATTCGGAAGTCTGGAAAAGAACCAGAGGTTCTGCAGAAGAAAAGTTCAGCGGTCACAGCGTTGAATGCTTCTACAACGATGTTCCTTGCAGCATTGGAGAGTACACAAAAAAAATCGCAGATATCTGTGATGAACAGGTGTTCAAACTTATCACATCGCCTCAATACTTCGTTTCTCAGAAGAAAGAATTCCAACGCAATATGTTGCTGAACCTTATCGGCGGTAACGTAAGCGATGAAATGTTAATCGGTTATAATCCTGATTTCGCAGGTATCGTCAAGATGCTTTCGGGAAAGACCATCGACGAACTCAAGAGAGAAGTTGCAGCCAAAAAGAAAAAAATCAAGGAAGGCATTGACGGGATACCAGCACGTATTGACGAGCGTAAACGCAATATGCCAGAAGTACTGGATTGGGCAATTCTTGAAAGAGACATCAAGAAGTCGGAAGACAGAATCACGGAGCTTCAAGAACAGATAAAGGATCGCACCATGTCTTACAACGAGGCGAACAAACAACATCAGGAAATTGCAAAACAGCTGGCTCAGACAAGAAGTAAAATTACAAAAAGAGAATTTGAACTTAAAGAATCTCTATTGAGTGACTATAACAGTAAGGTCAGAGAGTATGAGAACTGCCTGGTTCGAGTAAGTCAGCTTGAAAATGAACGCAACCTGCAGGATATTAAACTTCCAAGACTTACCATCGAACTTGAAGGCCTGCAAAAGAAAAGAGAATCTCTATTGGAGGAATGGTCAAAAATTAAAGCGGAGAAGCTTGAATTCAATGAAGATGAATTTTGCTGTCCAGTATGTCACCGTCCATTTGAAGCGGAAGACATAGAAGCGAAAAAGGAACAGATGCTTGCGGATTTCAACGCCGATATAGCAGCAAGGAAAGAGAACAATAAGGCGAAAGGGCAAGAAATCAAGACCGCCATTGAGAGCAAACAGAAAGAAATCAATGACGTGAATAACGCTATCTTCAAGTATAATGAACAAATCGAGCAGATTAAAGCAAGCAAATTATATAACGAAATACCTGGTGAGCCTTACATCCAGCCATTCATAGAATCAGATGCAGAACTTACACAGCTGAGAAAACAAGAATCAGACTTGCAAAGTAAACTTGACGGTGGCATAGAAGCTCCTGACACAAACGATTTGCTTGAAAAGTTAAAAGATGAGCAGGAACTTATCAAGAACAACATGATCTTCCTCGAGGATAGAAGAATCATTGATGATAATAACAGACGTATTGCCGAGCTTGAAAAGGAACTCAATGAAAGTCAAGCGCAATATGCTGAACTCGAAGGCATAGAATACAATCTGTTCCAATACAGCAAGACAAAGATGGAAATGGTCGAATCTAAAATTAATGAATTGTTTAGTCTTGTGAAATTTAAGATGTTCGAGCAGCAGATCAACGGTGGAGAGATCGAGACTTGCGAAGCTATGGTTGACGGAGTACCGTACTCAGACCTTAACAGAGCAATGAAGTGCAATGCTGGTTTGGATATTATCAACACCATCAGTTCTATCTACGGCATTAAGGCTCCAGTATTCATCGACAATAGAGAAAGCATTTCCGAATTGTGCAGCAATCCATCACAGATAATAAATCTTATAGTTGATAAAAATTGTAAAACTTTAAAAATAGAATAGTTATGAACAATCAGTATCAAACACAGAGGCCACAGTCGCAACCACAACCACAACCACAGTCGCAACCGCAACCGCAACAAAATAATGTCGTTCGATATGAGAATATCGCTGAAAATGTACTTGCAAAAGTATCAAGTTATCAGAACGATGGAAGTTTGACACTTCCAAGCAATTATTCAGTGGAAAATCATCTTAAAAGCGCATGGCTGATACTCCAATCTACCAAAGACAGAAATAATAACCCTGCTTTAGACGTTTGCACGAAAGACAGTATCGCCAATGCTTTATTGGATATGGTTCTCCAGGGTCTCGCTGTGAGTAAGAATCAAGGTTATTTCATAGTTTATGGCAATAAATTAGAGTTCCAACGCAGTTACTTTGGCACAGTCGCATTAGCCAAACGTACAGGCGGCATCACGAAGGAACCAGTCGCCAATGTCATCTACGAAGGTGATGAATTCATATACGAAATACTTCCTGAAACCGCACAAATCAAAATCATTAAGCATGATCAAAAGATTGAGAACATTGATAACAGCAAGATTAAAGCCGCTTATGCTTTAATCAAATTAGCTGACGGCACTTCCCAAATAGCACTGATGTCAATGCAACAGATACGTGCAGCGTGGAATCAAGGTGCAACAAAAGGCCAATCGCCGGCGCACAAGAACTTTCCTGACGAAATGGCGAAGAAGACTGTGATAGGTCGTGCATGCAAGATGATTATAAACTCATCTGATGACGCATGGTTATATGCTGATAAGAAAGATGAAATGGATGTTGATATCGCAGAACGTCAGAGAGAGGAAATTATCAAGAATAAGAAAACTCTTGATATTCCTACTGATGAGTATGAGGATGTCACCAACAGCGACGCAGTTGCAACAACATCTGTTCGCCCATCCCCTACCGTACAAACCAACGAAGAAGACGATGGTCCTGGTTATTAATTATCAAATTTAGCAATATGAAACTACATGTGCTTGGAAGCAATTCATTAGGCAACTGCTACATTTTAGAGACCGAATCAGAAGCCCTAATCATTGAAGCAGGGGTACGAATGGCAAACGTGAAAAAGGCTCTCAAATGGCAAATTAGAAAGGTCGTTGGCGCTGTCATTACCCATGAACATAATGACCATTCTGGTTATGTTGCCGAAATGGTTGCTTCCGGCATACGTGTTCTTGCACTTGAGGAAGTCTTCAGGTCTCACGATCTGTTGGGTAAGGCATTCACATTACCCATTGTACCTAATAAAGGTTACAAGATAGGCAACTTTAAAATTTTGGCGTTTCTCGTAACCCATGATGTTCCATGCGTCGGCTATATAATCACCCATCAGGATATGGGCAAACTGCTGTTCATTACCGATACGGTTACGCTTGACTATTCTATTCCTGGTCTTAACCATATAATGATTGAAGCCAACTATGCAGATGACATCGTCGAGAAAAGAATTGAAGCAGGTCTTATGCCCATATCGATGAGACCGAGACTCCTCAACTCTCACATGGAAATCAGCCAGACTAAAGCTATTCTTGCCGAGAACGATTTATCTCAGGTGGATAACATCGTACTGATACACCTATCAGATGGTAATTCGGACGAAAAACGCTTCGTCCGAGAAATCCGAGAGTTAACGGGTAAGCCAGTATATGCTGCTGATGCAGGAATGACAATTGAACTTTCTAAAGAGCCATACTGATGATTAAAATACCAAATGACATATTAGTGTCAATGATACGGCATTTACCGCTCATTCTCGACAATCTAAATGATGAGGCGGTGCGGAACAATACGAAACTCAACAATGCCGTCAGATTGTCTAAAATCAATGTAAAACGACTAAATAAAATATACAATGAGTATTCAATTAAAAAAAGAAAATGTTCTTAATGCTTACAAGAACGCAAATTATGAAGAAAAAAATCTATTGGAACAATTATTCGGAAAAGAAATATTCAAACCCACAGATGTCAGAGAAAGAATAAAGACATTTGAAGAAGCCCTGAATGAATTAGAACTACGCAGTGCTGATGGTGATAAATACGCAGAATCATTATACGACGATTGGCACAATGTAATTACCGAGAACAATGATTTGACAGCTTTTCTAAAACTCCGAATCATTACTGAAGCACTTAATGAAGGCTGGAAACCGCAATTCGTCGAAGATGAGCGCAGATGGTATCCTTACTTTAGACTTTATACCAAGGAAGAGATTGAGAAGATGGACGATGAAATAAAGGCTCGTGTGGTCGCTCGCTCGAGCAGCAATGCGTATGCGTATGGCGGCGTTTCGTATGCGAATGCGTTTAACGATTCTGCGTACGTGATCGCGAACTTCGGGTCTCGTCTTGCCTTCAAAACTGCAGAGCTTGCAGAATATGCAGGAAAACAGTTCATTGATATATATGCTGATTTCTGTTTCATTCCTAAAGAGTAATAGCAGCTATGCCAGAAGATGGTTGGATAAGATTATACAGAAGTCTCGAAAAGCATTGGTTGAACGAAAATCCAGAATATCTTGGATGGTGGATACAACTATTGCTTATGGCATCGTGGTATGACAAACAGGTCATACACGACTCCCATTTATTTATCTTACAACGAGGTCAATGTATAATTTCAGTGCCTACATTGATGAAGAAATGGGGTAAAAGCAAACCGACCATTATTAATTTTCTAAAAAGACTTGAATCAGACGGAATGATTACAAGAGAAGTCATCTACAGGCAAACTCCCATCCTGACTATATGCAATTATAACAAGTATCAGGGTAAAAATGAAACATTAGGGGGTAAAGTTTACCCCCTAAACACGCAAACACTTTACCCCCAAGTTGACAAGCAAAATAATGATATAAAAAATTATGAATCAAACAGTTTGGGAGTAAAACAAGAAAATGATTTTGACGGCTCACTTGACCCCCAAGTTTACCCCATAGTTGACCCATTTAAAGAAAATAAAGAATTAATTAATAACAACATTAATGCGCGTGCGCGCGAAGAAGATGATTTAAAAATTGAAAATTTAAAATCGCAACAAATATGGCTTGAGGCTATGGCGATGCGCTACAATTTCAGCAACACCCAAGAAGTAATCAAATGGCTTGACATTTTCGCTCTCGATGTGCAATGTCGAGAGAACAAACACAACAACATGGGTGATATGAAACGTCACTTCTGCGATTGGCTCCGAATCCAATTAGACAAGCAAAATCAAAAAAATCAAAACAGAAATGGAAATCAACGAAACAAATATGATCAACGTCGAGGCAGTGAAGTCACAGCTACTTCAGCAAAAGACTTCGAAGACTCGTTTTAAATGGCCACTAAGTCAGAAACAAGCAGAGGATTTATTGATGACCGCATATAAAGTGCAAGTCGAGAATCGTAATATGTCGTTCATCGATGACCACAAAACTAATGACAATATCTCTAAAGTCGCCAAACATCTTGTTAATCCTAAGAAATTTGGTCTAATGCTCTGCGGAACATGCGGGAACGGAAAGACAACACTTATGTACGCCATACAGTCAGCCACTGCCATGCTATCTAAAGCAGGTGCATTCAACGTGAAAATATTAGAAAAAGAAAAGACGATGTCGGGTGAATATGTTGACAGATGGAATGAGTATGAGAATAAGATTAGTATCAATATCATTCATGTTAAGGAAATCATCGCCAAGAGTAAGGATTTTCACGAAATGGAAAATCTTAAAAACAAACCATATCTCGGCATTGACGATATGGGTGTAGAACCCAAGGAGGTCCTTGACTACGGCAATGTATGTAATCCGGTTATTGACCTCATAGAATACCGATATGACAAACAGCTAACGACATTCATTACAACAAATCTCACACCCGAAGAATTCAAAGACAAGTATGGCGAGAGAATAACTGACAGATTTAGAGAGATGATTGAAAAGATAGTGTTTAACGACGGAAGTTATAGGAGGTAAGAATGGAGGAAAGGCAAATTGTCACAGCCGTGAAACTTATGCGAGAAGCACAGAAAGAATATTTCCGCACGAGAAGTCATGACTCTTTAAGAAAAAGCAAGGCTTTGGAAAAACGAGTAGATGATATGATAGAAGAATATTTTAATCCAAAACAACTAGGATTATTTTGATATGAACAGAGATTATAGCTATTGCAGTGGCGTGACATGTGAGATACGCCAGAGTTGCAAAAGATACCTTCCTAACCCACCTGATATGGTGTTATTGTGGGTAGAACCGAAATACATAAAAGAATCAAAACAATGTAAAAATTATGTAAAAACAACAAAGGAGATGTAACATGAACGCAGTAATAATGACAGAAGAGTACTGGGCAAACTCTCAATTTTCCGTTGCCCGTTATTGTGGTGGTCTCACAATCGGTGGTAAAAGTTACAAGATTGTTAACAAGCAAGGTGCGACGATATTCGAGTTAAGCGACCCCTATAGTCCTTACTATGTCGGCGATGGCAACATGGCTATTCCACCAGGCGAACCCGCCGACCTTGTATTGGAAGAATGGATACCATACTATAAGAAATTAGGCAGGGATAAAATCATTGAATGTGTAAAGAAAAACATGACACTTAAAGAAGTCAAAGAACTTTGTAAAAAGTCGAAAAGACAAAAAAGCATATCTAAAAACACTAACCAACAATAATTAAGAAAGGAAAAGAATATGGAAACAGAAAAAGGATTTTACATGGTGTTCATGGAAGGTGGCAACACACCGGCATACAAACATGCAGAAAAAGAAAGTGCGATTAAGGAAGCAAGAAGATTGGCTGAAACCCACAAAAAGAAAACATATCTCTTGGCAACGGTAACGTCATTTGAGTACGACTGTATCAAGATAAAAGAGGCAAATCCTTGTGATCTTAGAATTGAAGACGCTTTACCATTTTAAGAGAAATCAGCGGAAATAATCGGAAAATTTCCTCTAAAAATTAAAAAGAACATGAATTTACTATACATAGATTTATTCTGCGGTGCTGGCGGTACTTCTACAGGTGTCAACTCAGCGAGATTCAACGGTGAGCAATGCGCAAAGGTTATTGCTTGCGTGAACCACGACAAAAACGCCATTGCATCTCACGCTGCTAATCATCCTGATGCGCTGCACTTCACAGAAGACATACGCACATTGGAATTGTCTCCGTTGGTTGCACACATCGAGAAATGCAAGGAACAGAATCCGAATGCTGTCATAGTGCTGTGGGCTTCGTTGGAATGTACCAATTTCAGCAAGGCGAAAGGCGGACAACCTCGTGATGCTGACAGCAGGACTCTTGCCGAACATCTGTTCAGATATATTGAAGCTATAAATCCACACTATATTCAAATTGAAAATGTAGAGGAATTTATGTCATGGGGTGATGTGGATGATAAAGGAAAGCCTATTAGCAGAGATAAGGGGAGATGTTACATGCGTTGGGTTAACAAGGTTAAGAGTTACGGATATGATTATGATTTTCGTATTCTTAACGCCGCTAATTACGGCGCTTATACTTCACGGACGCGTTTCTTCGGAATATTCGCCATACACGGACTTCCTATCGTATTCCCGGAAGCTACGCATTGCAAGACTGGTTCAGACACCATTTTCGGTTCTTTGGAAAAATGGAAACCGGTAAAGGAATGTCTGGATCTTGAAGACGAGGGCGAATCAATCTTCGGACGCAAGAAACCTTTGGTGGAAGCAACATTGGAACGTATCTATGCAGGTCTGATAAAGTTTGTGGCAGGCGGTAAGGACGCATTTCTTGTCAAATGGAATTCTATGAATAAGAATGGCAAGTACCAAGCACCGAGCATTGACGAACCATCACCTGTTGTGGCGACACAGAACAGATTGGGAATGGCGAAAGTGACATTCCTGTCAAAGCAGTATTCAGGACATCCAGACAGCAAGAACCATTCTATAGAAGGTCCTGCAGGAACAATCACAACTATAGATCATCATGCGTTCGTATCTGCGTATTACGGCAATGGTCATAACCATTCTTGCGACAATCCCTCTCCAACATTGACTACAAAGGACCGTCTTTCGCTAATCCAACCGGAATATTTTATGGATATGCAATACGGCAACGGGACTCCAAGCGATATAGAATCACCTGCCAATACTGTAACTACCACACCCAAATTCAATCTTGTCACTGTTCAGCGACATTATCTGATGAATCCTCAGTACAAGTCTAAAGGTGGTTCAATTGAAAAACCTTGCTTCACTCTTATAGCAAGAATGGATAAAATGCCTCCTTATTTGGTTGCTACGGAAAGTGGGGAAGCTGCTATCGAAGTGTATTCTACTGATAGTCCAATGACGGCAAAGATAAAGGAGTTTATGGCTATGTATAGAATCATAGACATAAAGATGAGAATGCTGAAGATTATTGAACTTAAAAAAATAATGGGCTTTCCTGAAGACTATGTTCTTGTCGGAACTCAGGCAGAGCAGAAGAAGTATATCGGCAACGCTGTAGAAGTTACCATTGCACGAGTATGGTGTGAAGCGTTGATAAAGAAAATAATTGAAGTTAAAAAAGTAGCATGATGAAAATTTGTTAAGTATGAAAACGTATGTGATAACACTCTCAAAGACATTCCCTAAGACACACAGACGTGCAGGAGAGCCTACGAATTTTCGTACCTTATTTGAAACAGGCGTGAAAAAACATACAATAAGGGCAAATTATCCTCTTTGGGCAAAGCGTATTAAGGAAATACAGGACGGCGAAGCCTGTATTTCAATAAGACAATGGTCGGGTAAACCTTATGCTTCCAAACAGGAAGAGATATGTCGTTTAACAGCTGATAATGGCGTAGGAATCCAAAAGGTATTTATAAATCCTAATATGTTTAACCCAGAACTGTTAGTTGCATCTTTAGACAGAGAGGGTAATGGTTTTAACACGGCATTGTCATCAGGATTCCTTGCAGAATACGACGGACTTCCTTTTCTTGATTGGCATGATTGGTTTAAAAATTATGACCATAGTCAACCTTTTGCAATAATTCATTTCACAGAATTTAGATATTGAGATACATTATGAATACTGATATAATGTTTTCTTCAAAAACGGACTTATGGGAAACGCCACAGTCGTTTTATGATGAACTCGACAAAGAGTTTCAATTTACATTAGATCCGTGCGCTACTCCAGAAAATGCGAAGTGTGAAATGTTTTTCACAAAGGAAATGAATGGCTTAACTCAAAATTGGGGGGGGGGTAACAGCGTCTTCTGTAACCCTCCATACGGAAAGGAAATTGGTAAATGGGTCAAGAAGGCTTATGAGGAAAGCAAAAAAAACGATACAACAGTTGTGATGCTTATTCCGGCCCGTACAGACACGGCTTATTTCCATGATTATATCTATCATAAAGCTAAAGAGATTAGGTTTGTGAAAGGAAGATTAAAGTTCGGACAAAGTAAAAACGCAGCACCATTCCCTTCAATGGTAGTGGTGTTCTAAAAAAGATAATAATCAAAAACGCAAAGAAATGACACAACAACAGATAGATAAATTGATGAACAGCAAGGAATTTAACGATGCGGCATTCTATCTCGGAGGAAACAGACGAGCACCTCAAGATATAACAATTTTAAAATAACTGATTTATGACAACACAAGAGAAAGAAAAAACAGTAGTGATAACACTTGCTAAGAAGTTCTTTGCCAAACATATTTCCTCTGGAAAAAATACGAATTTTCGTAAACATTTGGAAGAAGGCAGAAAGATTCATACCATCAGAAGCAATTACGACATGTGGAGCCACGACATCAATAAAATTAACAATGGAGGTTATGTCTTATCAATAAGACAATGGCAGGATAAGCCGTATAGAAGCAGACAAGAGGAAATAAAGCGTCTTAGCAAGGTGGGGTATGAACGCATAACCATGGAGTATAACCCAGATACCAAAGAAATCAAAGCCATCATCAACGGCAGGCAATATCTTGATGTAAGGAAAATAGCAGAGAATGATGGTCTAAGATGGGAAGATTTTACCGATTGGTTTTTCGGACAGGGAATGAAGAAGACATTATTTCAAGGCATAATTATTCATTTCACCGATTTCAGATATCAGCGATAGAATATACTTTAATATGGGGTATGTATGTATTAATATAAATACTTATCTATTTATAAAAGAAGTCAAAAAAACAAAAAAATAATAAACATTAAAATCTATAAGTCATGTTAAATAAAGCACAGGTAATAGGCAATCTTGGTAATGATCCTAAAATATCTTTAATAAACAATAATCAGACAAAAGTAGCTAACTTCACTGTAGCAACGACTGAAAGAGGATATACGTCGCAAGACGGAATTTATGTACAAGGCAAGACAGAATGGCATAATATAGTCTGTTTCGGCAAGTTAGCAGATGTCATCAGCAGATACACAAAGAAAGGGTCAAGGATTTTCATTGAGGGTAAGATGAGAACTCGCAGTTATGTTGACAATAACGGTATCAAGCGCAACATTATGGAAATCAATGCAGAAAACGTAGTTTTGTTGGATAATCGTAATATGCAGCAACAGTAATCATTTTTTTATAATCAAAAGTGTGCTTGATAAGCACTTTTGATTAAATTTGCAAAGTTCAAAATGTTACAAATGTTACAATATTTAAAAATCTCAGAAAAATGAATGTATTAACACAGGGTGAAGGTCTGATGCTAATCATAATATTCTTTATGATTATGACTATTGCATTGCTATTTATCAAGGGCAAAAAACAGACAAAGGAAGAGTTTTTGGTCGCAGATCATTCTGCACCATGGTTACTAACAGCATTTTCTATGGCTGCAACATGGGTATGGGCTCCGTCAATGTTCACAGCAGCAGAAAAGGCATACACACAAGGATTAGCGGGTGTATTTTGGTTCGTTGTTCCGAATGTACTAACATTTGTGCTGTTTGCCTTTTTTGCAGATAAAATGAGAACGCTCCGTCCTAATGGATGGACGTTCTCTGACTATATAAGAGAACAATATAGCGACAGAGCGCACAATATGTTCCTGATAGAAAGTTTCGGATTACAGATTTGCTCACTTGCGGTCCAGCTGCTTGCAGGAGCAACAATTTTTCATAAGGTTACTGGTTTGCCATTCTTTTGGGTGACTGTGATATTTGCTTTAATACCTCTACTTTACTCCATGACCAAAGGCATAAGAGGGAATATTGTCACAGATATGGTTAAGATGGGACTAATACTTATAGTTTTGATTCTCGGTCTGCCGATACTGACCTATAACGCAGGTTTCGACTCGTTAGTCAATGGTCTTGGTGGCATCAGCGGAGATTTCAGAAACTTATTCGATGACAATGGCATTTCTGTAATGCTTTCATTCGGTATCCCTACAACTATAGGTCTTCTGTCAGGAACATTCGGAGATCAGATGTTTTGGCAGAGGACTTTCTGTGTTGAGCGAAAACAGATCAAACGAACCATGATAACGGCTTCTCTGATTTTTGCTGTAGTACCCATTTCTTTGTCCTGCTTTGGCTTTTTTGCCGCAGGTACTGGTTTAGATATATCCGACACACAACTCGTCAATGTAGGGGCTGTAATAGCATTTGCGCCAAAATGGTTTTTATACTTATTTTTCATTCTTATCCTTTGCGGTCTCATATCTACTGTCGATAGTATTCTTTGCGCTGTATCATCAGTAGCCGGACACGACATCGTGATGCGTATATCGGAAATGTACGGTCCCAAAAGTATTGGCGCAATCAAAATTGGAAGACGAATACTTAGTTCGGTGAATATAGCACGTATCGCAATGGTGATTGTCGCTATCCTTGCTATCGGTGTGGCAAACATTCCAGGCATACAAATAACATATCTATTTCTATTCTACGGCACATTACGCAGTTCTGTAATGCTTCCTACAATTTTCGCTATTAAAGGATATAAGATGAGCGAAAGCGGATTGTATTATGGCATTGTAGCAAGCTTATGTATTGGTCTTCCAATATTTGCCATCGGCAACCTTAACGGTTGGGTACCTCTGATTGTAGCCGGCTCATTACTCACTATAGGATTATCGGGCATCATATCAATAACAAAAAAAGATTATTAACCTTTAAAATTCATTAAAATGAAAAGAAAACTAAAAGCTTTAATGTTCCTCACAATGACAATTTTTGCGTTATGCGCAAATGCTCAGGTCTATGACGGAATCACTCAACCTACACGTTACCGTGTATGGGTGCCAATTACGACATCGCTTCACGATGGCGATGCTACAGCAGTCGCTCCATTCATCGGCTATAAGCAGGATATTTGCGAGTTGCTGTCTGTAACGCCAGTGTTGCAGTATAACATCAATTCGGAAACGTTCATTCCTCAGGTGTGGCTCAACTTCAATGTGAAGCAGAAGTTTTATATATTGTCTCGATCTATCTATGACACACGAGCGAATGAGTACAGACATACATTATCATCTACCTATAAACTGCCTTACGGTTTTATGATTGACGCAACTTGGGAAAATCTGTATAATGGCAAGAATCTATGCGATACTGACAGGCTACAATTCCTTGCAGGGTACGGCTGTAAATGGCTTATTGGAAATATAGGATATTCCTGCAGGAAAAATCCTGGACTAATCGCTAATCTCAGATTTAAGGTAACGGATTACAATTGGCTGCAGCTGAAATATGATGGCGGTACCGAATGCTTGCAGTTAAGTTGCGCACTACAATTCAACTGACATGAAAGCATTAGGCAGAAAGCAGATGTCAAGAAACGAGGACTTTGTAAAAGTCTGGAACAATATCGAGCAACTAATCTCTTTCGAAGAAGCAGAGAGATTAGTTGCTTCTGCCGTTAATGACATCAAACAGAAGACCGCCGGAAAGAATGTAGCATACGCATGGAGCGGAGGAAAGGACAGTCTTGCGCTTCAAGTAGTGTGCGAACGTGCAGGAATAAACAAGAGCGTTCTCTGCACCGCTTCAAAAATAGAATATCCTGGCTTCATTGAATGGTGCAAGTCTCACGCACCTAAAGGACTTGCTATCATTGACAACAACAAGCTTGATATTAAATGGGTATCAGAACACCCTGAAATGCTTTTTCCGCAAAACTCGAAGTATGCAGCGCAATGGTTCCATAATATCCAGCACCGAGGACAGGCGATTTATTTCAAGGAGCAGCATCTTGACATCATCATTCTTGGCCGCAGATGGCAGGACGGCAATTATACAGGCGGGAAAGAACAGAACATTTATACCAATGCACAGGCGTAACAAGATATTCCCCTATCGCACATTGGAAACATGAAGAAGTGCTGGCAGTAATACACTACTTCCTGAACAGACAGATTCCACCGCTTTACAGCTGGAAAAACGGTTGGATTGTCGGCACTGGAGTATGGCCTGCAAGACAATGGATAAAATCTCACCAGGAAGGATGGCGCGAGTTATGGGATATCGATCCTCAAATGGTGTATGACGCTGCACCATATATAGCGTCGGCACAAGAATTCATTAACAATCAAAATATCTAAACATGGCAATCACCCACGAAACTAAGGTTGTTGAGCTTGCGAAGCTCATTCCTTACGAAAATAATCCTAATATTCACCCAACTGAGCAAATAGAGGCATTATCAGATAGTATTGAATGCTACGGTCAGTACTACCCTATCCTCGTGGATGAAAATATGAGAATCCTTTGCGGTCACGGAAAGAAACTCGCTTTAGAACGCCTGGGATGTACTGAGGGCGAGGTTAAAATTCTCAAAGGTCTAACCGAAAAACAGAAACTCAAAATCATTCTCGAGGACAACAAGATTCAATCGATGAGTTATGTCAATTTCAATAAAATTGAGGAAATCATCAAAGAGATTGGCGACACTGACATAATCGGTTTCAGCACTGAATACCTTGACACTATCATAAACGAGAATGTAAAGGATAATATGGGTGTTGATTTCTCTAAACCAATAGAGCATAAATCAAACGAGAACCAGATTAAGGATATACCTCAAGAAAGACAGGATGAGCAGGATGAGGAAAGAAATGACTTTGAAGATGGCATGCAGATGGCGCGCATTATGATTTGTCCCCATTGCGGTAAGGAAATAGTTCTCTAATATTAAACACATTTAGTTATGAGCAAAAAAGATAAAGACTTGTTTGCACCTTTGAAGAATCTACAGTTCGTAGATCGTGATTTGGTAAAGCCTAACGATTACAACCCAAACAAGGTGCTTGAAAAGAACCTGCAGCTCCTGATGGAAAGCATACTAAACAACGGATTCTGTTTTCCAATCGTAATCAGACCTGACTACACTATCATAGACGGATTTCACCGTTGGTGCGTCAGTGGCAGAGAACCGCTAAAGACTATGCTTGGGAATAAAATCCCAGTTGTTATAGTAAACCACGAGAACGCAAGCGATGATATGGCGGGAACAATCACATTCAATAGGGCTCGTGGCACTCACTTGCTCGAACCAATGGAAAAGATTGTTCAGAAACTATTGAACGAGGGACTTTCTGTAGATGAAATCAGCAAGAAGATAGGAATGAGCAGGGAAGAGATTTTTCGTCTTTCTAAAATAGACAGGGATACTTTTTTGGATATCATAAATCAGAGAAATTCGCAGCAGTTCAGCAAAGCCCAATCGGTCAGAAAATGTCAGTAAGTTATGTTAACCAAAGAAATAAATATCAATGTCGTTGATGCGGCAGAAAGACGCATTTATGAGGCGTTCTTGAAAAACAAGACGATTACCATGTCCTTTTCCGGTGGTAAAGACAGCATTTGCATGTCTGATATCGTTGTCAGGACAATGCAGAAATACGGCATATCATTCTCAAGACTTATAGTGCTGTTTTTCGATGAGGAAGCCATATATCCAGACATTGAAAAAATCACCATGGAATGGCGCAGCAGGTTCTTATCGCTCGGTGCTAAATTCTATTGGTTTTGCCTGCCTATTAAGCATTACAATTGCTGTAATAAACTGGAGAATGACGAGAGTTTTATTTGCTGGGAACCAGGAAAGGAAAGCGTCTGGGTGCGTCAGATGCCGAAGTTTGCCATTAGAAACCATAAGGATTTTGTTATGGGCATGAGTTACCAGACATTCGCCAAACGAGTTTTCAAGAACATTCCTCAGATGGTTGGATTACGAATGAGCGAATCTATACAAAGACGTTCCGCAATAGGTTCAATGGTCAAATCTACGTTCCTCTACCCTATTTACGATTGGAGAGATAGTGATGTGTGGCTATATCTCAAACGTATGAATTTGGTATTTCCAGTAACCTACATCTACCTATACAAGGTAGGTGTACCTCTGAACAAACTGCGTATATCACAATTCTTCTCTATCGACACCATCAAGAGCCTGCCAAAGGTTCTTGAATTCTACCCTGATTTATACCAAAGGATAATCAGAAGAGAGCCAAATGCAGATCTCGTTATGCTCTATTGGGATACCGACATGTTCCGTTCGTCGCAACAGGACAGAAAGTTTGACCATAAAGACAAGAACTATAAAAAGATGTTCATAGAAGAAATGCAGAAGGCCGCTATAAATCCCAATGACTATCCTGGATATGAATTAGCTAAAAAGCTATATGCGAGGGTCAATGGCACAACTTCTAACAAGACGTATCAGAAGATGTACCAACTTTTGGTGGCGGGAGACCCCAAAAGAAGGGCATATAGAGTAATACTTGGAGATATAAGTCGTGATAACTTTAAATAATCGAAATTATGGAAAAAGACAAAGAAGCGTTGCTTGAAGCACTTCATAACACAAGCGGAATTATATCATCTGCTTGTCGCGCTGCAGGTGTATCTCGTATGACTTACTACAGATACTATAATGAAGATCCAGAATTTAGAGAAAGAGCTGATGACATTAAAGAACTTCAAAAAGATTTTGCCGAAAGCCTTATCCTCAAAAAGATGAAGGATGGCGATACTACGATGCTCATTTTCTACGCCAAAACTCAAATGAAAGACAGAGGATACAGCGAAAGAAAAGAGATAACAGGCTCTGACGGTGAAGATTTATTTCATAAAGATATTGATTTAAGCAAATTGACAGATGAACAGAAAAGGGTCTTACTGTCTATCGGTGAAGAAATATTAAATACCAAAGACTAATGTATTCTATAGATTATAAGGAACTCGCGTTAAAAGTTGTGGCCGAACAATGCGTTAAGGATTTCTTTTATTTCGTCCAGACATTTTGGGACGTTATAATTCAAGAAGAGCCTACGTATAATTGGCATATACCTTTTCTATGCAGGGAACTGCAGGAGTTATCCGTTTCGATAGTCGCGAGACAGCCTAAACCTTATGATCTTATAATAAATATTCCACCAGGTACGACAAAATCCACGATTGTAACCATAATGTGGCCAGTTTGGTTATGGACACAGGATGCAACAATCAGAATAATAACAAACTCTTATTCTGGCGGCTTATCAATAGAACATGCTATGAAAAGCAAAGATATTTTACAGTCTGACAAGTTCAAAAGACTGTTTCCCGACATAGTCATAAGAAAAGATAAATCAGGAAAACAGAATTATGAGAATACTAAATTAGGATTTAGATATGCCACATCTACAGGAGCAACAATTACAGGTTTTCACGCTCACGTAATCATCAACGATGACCCCGTTAATCCGAAGCAGGCTGAATCTGAACCTATGCGTATCCAAGCAAATGAACATACGAAAACTCTATCGTCTCGTAAGGTCAATAAGGCAAATACGCCGACTGTAACGATTATGCAGCGTCTTCACGAAGAAGATGTAACAGGTTATCTCCTAAAGAAGAAAGGAGATAATATCCGTCATATCTGCTTACCAGCAGAAGACTGTGAAAACGTCAAACCTGCAGAATTAAGAAAATACTACATAAACGGACTTCTTGACCCAAATCGTTTAGGGAGGAGCGTGCTTGATGAAGCCAAAACCGATTTAGGTTCTCGTGGCTATGCGGGACAATATTCACAAGCTCCGAGTGTAGATGGGGGAAATATAATTAAAGAAAATTGGTTTAGAAGAATATCTTTTGCCGACTTTCGGGCATTACGTTTCAAAGAGCCTATACATTTCTTTCTTGATACTGCTTATGACAGTAGAAATCGGAAAACAGACAACGATCCTTCGGGTATCATTGCAGCCTGCAAAATCAAGAACAATATTTATATAACACACGCAAATAAAGTGTGGAAAACTTTTCCCGAACTGCTACGATTCTTGCCAGAATACATGTATGCTAATGATTACGACCAATATCAAAGCACACTAAGAATAGAACCTAAAGCAAACGGCAAAAGTGTTTGTCAACAATTAGAAGAAAGCACATCACTCAATGTCACGTACACACCTACCCCAACAGACGGTAAAGACGTAAGACTTCACGCTATCGCTCCGAAAGTAGAGTGTGGACGTGTATATCTTGTAGATGGCGAATGGAATGAAGAATTTATAGACGAGGTTTGCGGTTTCCCAACTAAAGTGCACGACGAGTATGTGGACTTGTTAGGGTATGCCGTCAACTACTTTATGGACGAAGATATAGTAATACCAGACAACGTCGGTGCCATGTTCGCACGTTAATCATTAACTTAATTTATAAACTATGGGACTTATCAGAATGTTTACGAACTACTTAAACTCGGTAGTAGGAAGAAATCAAGAGTTTGAAGAACTTATTAAGAATAAGGATATTTCAAAAGTCAAGGAATTGTTCACCTCCCGTGATAATCTTGTTGCGGAAGCAATGAGGGAATACGATCCTCAACAACATGACATCATGAATCGAGAAGACAAGATTCTCATAAACCCAAAAGGCAAAAGGAAAGGAACATTAGAACGTTGGAAATTGCCAATCAACTACCCTCAGTATATCAATGAGATTTCGGTAGTGTTCATATATGGTCGCCCCGTAAAATGGACCAACCTAAGCGAGGGTACAGATAACGCATTCAAAGAATTTCAAAATCTTATAAAGAAAACAAGGTTTGACAGCAAAATACGTCAATGTAAGCGTCTCGCCGGCGCTGAAACACAGTCTGCCATGCTATTCAGAGTGTTCAGGAACAAAGAGAACAAACCTGATTGTCAAATTCGAGTATTGGCAAAGAGTAAGGGTGATGAGATATACGCTCGTTGGGACATGTACGAAAACCTTGTTTCATTTGCATGGGGCTATTACGTCAAGGATAGCAGCACGGAAACATCATACCATTTCGACATCTTCACTCCTGATGTTACTTATCGTTGCAAGCGGAAGCTAACAGGTTGGGAGGTTATCGAGGAACTGAACCCGTCAGGTAAGATACCAATTATTCTGTTCCAGCAAGATAAGGAGTGGAAAGGCTCTGAACGGCTAATTGCACGCGAGGAATATATAGGTTCAAAGACAGCAGACACCAATGATTATTTCGCCGATCCTATCTTAGCATTAAGTACAGACGTATTAGTTCAAATGCCAGAAAAAGACGATGATGGTAAGACAATGATTGTGAAAGGTCTTGATGATGTCTCAAAGGCCGCTTCTTATCTCACGTGGGATAATGCGTCAGAAAGCAAACAAAAGGAAATTGAGTGGTTACAGAAGCATATCCTTACCAAGACATTTACGCCAAACATAGACTTTGAGAGCATGAAAGGGCTCTCAAATGTATCAGGTAAGGCATTGAAGCAGATGATGCTGCTTGCAGACATTAAAGCATCAAAGCATAAGGAGACTCACGATGAGCTTCTCGATCGTACTGCCAATCTTCTCGTTGCAATTATTGGGAATGTGCTGAATGTCGCTCTGAAAGGTGAATGTAATAATCTTGTTGTAGGACATGAGTTCCAAGAACCATTTGGAGAGGACATCAAAGAGACTATCGAGAATATAGTTAAGGCGAAAGATGCCGATATGCTTTCAACGGAAGGTGCTGTTGAGCTCAACCCGCTTATCAAGGATAAGCAACAAGAGTTAAAACGAATTGAGAAAGAAAGCGCAGATGCAGCACAGAAGCAGCGAGACCTTTTCGGTGTTAACCAAAATCAAGATGACATTTTTGGAGGGGCTGAATAATGGCGAAGAAAAAAATTGTCGTCAACAACAATTATCGGTGTAAAGATTGTGCACATTCATACGATTATCACGAGAAAGGCGCTGATGGCAATCCTTTTCTCTGCCGTTGTCAATTTCACCAGTTCTCAAAGTTCCTTAATTTAGATTGCTGTAACCACTTCAAGAAAAAGATTTGAAATGACCAAAAAGAAAATCGACTTTAACAAATACGCATCAGGATTATTCATCAGAACAGAGCAATATGCAGATCGTGTAAGACAACATTACGCTTACGCTGTTAATGAACTACTCAAAATATCCGCTAACGCCCAAATAAGCCCAGAAGAGACATTTTCTTTTGCCAACAATAAAAGAATATCTAACAAGGCTAATGAGATACTGAGAAGTCTTTATTCTGCCGTTTACCACGAAATCAAAAACGGAGTGTTATCGGAATGGGAATACGCCAACCTTTCATGTGATGCTTTGATAGAGTCGATTTTCGGCAAGGGATTGAACGAAGACAACCATTTTGCACGCTGGTTCAGCAGAAATCAAGAAGCGATTGACGCTTTTTTTAAGCGCAAATCTGCCTATGGAGGAATGAACCTATCGCAGAAGGTATGGAAATACACAGGCGACCTTAAAACAGAAATGGAGCTTGCTTTGTCACTATCTTTGGGGCAGGGCGATTCGGCTTCTAAGGTATCAAGAGAGGTTAGGAAATATCTTCAGGAGCCTGAAAGACTGTTCAGACGTATCAAGACAGGCGTTGACACCAACGGAAAACCGATATATAAACTTTCAAAAGCCGCCAAGGCATACCACCCAGGACGTGGCGTTTATCGATCATCTTACAAGAATGCTATGCGTCTAACCAGAACAGAGACTAATATGGCTTATAAAACCGCTGAACAGGACAGATGGCAAAGATTGGATTTTGTGGTAGGATACGAAATAAAGACAAGCAACAACCATCCTGAGCAAGACATTTGCGATGAATTGAAAGGCAAATATCCAAAAGATTTTGTATTCAAAGGCTGGCATCCGCAATGCAGGTGCTATGTTGTTCCTATACTCGCTAAAGAAAATGAATTTGTTGAAATGCAGAAACAGATTCTTGCAGGTGAAGATCCGACAGTTAAAAGTGTGAATATTATTCGCAGACCAGGACAAAAATTCTATGATTGGTGGGATAACAATAAAGAGCGTGTTGAAACGGCTTCATCAATGCCATATTGGGTACAGGATAATCAGGACTACATCAACAAGAAACGTAAAATCCGCATAAAGACTGATGAGGAACGAGAAGCAATCCGCAAAAAGTGGGCTGAACGCGCGAAAAAATATCAGCTTATTACGAAGATGGCTAATAATGTTCTCAAAGTGGCGCAGGAATACCCAGAAATTAACCTCACTGCTCTTCAATCATTCATCGACAAGAGGAACATCGGCCAGATGAACATCGAAGCTCGTACGGTCGCTAAACAGATTGCAGAGATACGCAAGGACGAGCAGATGTTGTCGGTTCTTATTCCAGATGTACACGAGTGGAAAAAGCAGTTTACATCAGCAGAACTACATAAAGTATATGATGCTGTGGAAAAAACTATTGAAAAGATTGAAAACACTTCGCTTGACACATATAAATACAAATCGTTGTTAGAACAAAAGAAGGCGTTATATAACAAGGAAATCAAATACGTCTCTGATCCTAACTATCTAAAACCACATACACTATATCCTACATGGATGGTTTCTGAAGCCGCATATGCCCAACAATTGAATAAAGTTATTGACGCAATCGAATGGGAGAATATCAATAAATCTTTAACAACAATAACTGAATTTAAAACCAAGAGTAAACCATATCTTAATTTAGTTGATATACTTAAAAATGCCGTTCAAAACCATGACAAGACTCTTGCTCAGCAAACCATAGCTAAGATTAACATCAAACGTGCAGAACTTGATAAAGCTGCGTTATTAAGACAGCGTAAGAAAATGGGGGCGACCAGTTTATCTGACATAGACGAAAAGGAAATGGATAGAATCCTCAATATATTCAATACAGAGACTGTGGAAACCGCAGATAAAAGATTAAGGTCACAAACCGAGGAAATTTGGGCAACACTCTCAGATGAAGAAAAGAGGATATTAACGAAATACACCCAAACGTATTCGTATTTGAACGAACCATTACGAGGATTGCCTTATTATGGTTCATATACTCCAAACGCAGACCATATCCATGACTTACCGATACTGACATCTGTACTGGATAAATTTAAAATGCAACAAAATACAGTTGTAAGAAGAGGTGTCAACGACTACGCAATTAAAGAATTGGGGTATAACTTAAGCAACGTAAAAGCTGGAGATATCTTTGTTGATAAAGGATTCCTTTCAACAGCAATACACAGAGAAAGAGGGTTTCACATGACTTATGAACTGATCATTTACGTTCCAAAAGGTGCTAAAGGATTTTATGTTGAACCATTATCACATTATACAGACCAATTAAAATTTGATTACGAAACCAACTTATGGGATGGCAAAAGCGTTGAGACACTTGGAAAGGAAGCGGAATGGATAGGACAACGAGGTTGCCAATTTAAGGTAGTCAAAAAAGTGGGAAAAACAATATATCTACAGATGATAGGCCAATTACAATAAAAAGGGAGCTATTATTATCCTCCCTTTTTTGTATAATATTCAATATAAAATGTCTTAAATGGTTCTACCGCTTCTGCCATTGATTGGAACGTTCGTGCAAATCTATTGAATAATAATGCTTTTAATGTAAGCGGAATATTATTAAACGGCTCAAATGTTCTAAGTCCGTGACGTATATATTCTTCAATATATATAGACAAGTCTTTGCTATCATTAGACATTTCATAGACCCAAGCTCTCTCATAAAACCAAAGCATTGATTTATTCTGTTCTTTGAAATGGCAATCATCCTCGCCCTTATAATATCTGCAGAATTTCAAAAGTTCTTTCTTATCCATTTTGTTTCTTGTTTAAAGTTTGAAAAAAATTACCAATTACAATGTTCATTGAATCTGGAAGATATTCAAGAGCTTTCTTATAGATGTTTCCAGGAATGCCCCATATCGCTTCGGCTATTGAACCGACAATCGCCCCGATTGTATCACTGTCCCCTCCTACTGCAACAGCATAACGGATTGCTTCCTCAAAACTGTTTGCCTTGTTGATGATACCAAAGACAACTGGCATTGTGCCTTGACACGTTTCATCGAAGCGGTTCTGCCCCAGCATAGGTTCTACCCAAGTCGGATAGTATTCAGTCATTGCCATAAGCATTGAGACCTTACCATACTTTCGAGCCAAGAAGATAGCCGTTGCTGTGGCAACTGCACCTTTGATACCCTCCGGGTGGTCGTGTGTTGGTAAAGCGGTCTTTTCTGCTTCCGCTTGTACCTCCTCCAGTGTATCGAACCACCAAGCAACGGGAGCCACACGCATTGCAGAACCATTGCCGAAAGAGTTGTAAGGCTGTGGATCGTCCGAAGCCACCCAGCGAGCGAAAGAACCACCGTAGCCACCCATAGGAAAACGATACATATTGCACCAACTATGCAGCCAGCCTTTGTAGTCTTTGTCTCCTTCTGTGAGTGCGTTTGCTATGGCTATCGTGCAAATGGTGTCGTCTGTAAAACTACACTCTGGGGTAAATAGTTCAAAATTATAATCATTTGTATTGTTAAACTCAAATCTTGAACCGATTATGTCTCCTATTATTGCTCCTAACATTTTTACTCTTCCTCTCTTTTTTGTGATGCGATAAGTTCCCCTTCTCTTATCGTACATAATTTGTTAATGTATGGTTTCTCCTTAATGTTACCGATATTTCTTAATGAAGAATATGTAATACCTATTTCCTGAGCCGTAAATCTTTGAAATATGGCAGTCTTAGAACCGAAATAATAGTGTCTCTTGCCATCTATAGGATCTCTGAATTCAACGTGAATAACTTTTCTAATTTGTGCCATGACTACTTTTTGTTACGACTACAAAGATACGACAAATATTTAATAATCGTCGTATCTTTGTATATTTAGGTATTTTTTTATTTATATTTCTATTCCCAATATTCTGCCGACAGCATATTTAGCGTTTTGGGTTAACTGTCTTTGCCATGCCTGATTCTTTGGAGACCATTTGAAAGCCGACTTTTTAAGTCTGTTTCTCATTTCCTCATCAGGTATTGTGTTAAAATATATCCTTATTCGCTCATCAGAGTTGCTGATCTCGACAGTTCCACCTTCAAATGGTATTTCTTTGTCTTCACTCTGCGCCATCGCTGTATGACGTTTAATCGCTTCCTCCGTTGCTTTAATTCGCGCGAGATTATTGCTCAACTGAAATGTTTGAAAACCTTTTTTCTGGAATGAATACATAGGTTCCGCCATCGCTTCCGTTATCTGATGCTGTACCAATCCTAACGCTTCTAATTCCTCGTATTGCTCAACATCTGACAGTTTAGTGTTTCTGACGATTTTATTTACCGATTTCATCATTTCCTGCAATTCATTCAACTTATCGAGCTTGTTCTGCAGTCTCTCAACTTCTTCCCAACCGACTAATCTATGTTGTCGGTTCAGTCTCTTGATGACAGCGTCTCTCCAACTTGAGAGACGCTCTAATGCGGAACGCTCATAATTATTCATCTTCTCGTGTCTGCGTGTATTGAAATTGGCAGGTCCGGTTATCATTACAGAGAATGTCCGACTAAGAGCACGTAACCAATCGCAATATTTTTCTATGTATCTTTTCTCGTACTCCTCGTGGAATTGTTCAGGTATCTTCTGAAGAAATTCGTTCAATTCATATTCAAGGTCTTTCATCAACCCCTCTCCAAATCTTTCAGGGTCAAAACTTATGTTTCTGCCTGCTCTATAGGCAAGTTCTTTGATAGCTAAAACTGATGTTCTCATATTGTATTGCGTTTTAATGTTTATAATTTAGCCCATAATTAATCTATTTTTTTGATGTCATACCATTCTATGTCTGGTTCATTCAAACCGTAATGTTTAATCAATTGCGCTTCATCGACATCACCAATATACTCTGATACGATGATATTACTTCTACCTATCTCTTTCATTGTTATTTTATACCTTGCCATAATCAAAAATTTGCTTTTAATTTTAATTAATCTCTCTTTTCAGGAAATCTTCTTAATGTTTTCATATCTGTATTATTTTTAAATTACCATTCATCATCATCAAACTCATCCCAAACATCATCGTATTCATAAGTTTCAAAACCTTGATCTGGATCTGATACTGGAGCCTTACCACACATGTATTCTCCACTTTCCGTTATTGAGGGGTGCAAACAATTCGGATTATCTCCATAGGGCGAATTTTCAAAGGCAAGTTGTATCCCTGCATATCTGTCTGAGCCAAGACCATTCATTTCAGCCAGCAATTCATAGTAATCCTTTCCTCCAAACACACCATATCCTTCATAACAATGTTCAACATATTTGTGTCCGTTATTATCTGTCATAATAACCTTGTACTCTTCACCATTCACAATACGGTGATTTGTGTCTTGTGTAAACCAGCTAAATTGTCCCATAACTATATTATTTAAGGTTCATACTTATGTAATCCATGTCTTCATCCCAGAGTGGCAAAGCCATCTTTATTTTGCGAAGAGTTACCTCCCTTTGCCCTACCATTCTAATAGCTTGTTTGTAGAAATCAGGATCTTTGTAAGTACAAGCCTTTCCGATAAGGAAATCTACAAGGTCTGATATTTCAATATTTTTCTCTTCTAAACCGAGTTTAAAATTGACTGCCACTGCATGAACTTCTCTCATTATTGAGCTTGCTCCGTGCTTCTTAAAGTCCTTGCAGAACTCGTCTTTATCCAATGCTGTGTTCATATACAAAGCGTGTATGTAGTTAAACTCTTCTTGTGTTGGCGTTAACCCTGTTCTGTCTTTAAATTCTTGTTGTGTCATTTCTGTGCTTATTAAATGTTAATTAATTTCACTGCAAAAGTATGACATTTATTTAACATACACAAGAAAAATAATACAAATATTTAACAAATGCAATTTATAATATCTTAATTCATTGTCTATCACTTTATTATTTTACAAAAAAAATATGCGCTTAATAGGCACTATGATATTTTATTTTATATTTTTGCTAAATAATTTCTAAAAAAGCATTTTCAAAAATGATCAAGAAACTTTTAACAGTATTACAAGCCAAATGCAAAGATTTTGGATTGTCGGAGAAAGCCATCGAGGACTTGGCAACGTCAGGTAGCGAGGGCTTAACAGATGAAACCTCTGATGAGGACATCGAGAAAAAGGCGGATTCGTTGGTGCCATTCGCAAAGCTGATGCAAGCGGAGGTAACACGCAAGGCGCAAAACAAAAAGCCAGTGGAGAAACCTGCAGAAGCTCCAAAAGGCGGAAACAGCGAGGAAGAACCCGAATGGTTCAAGACTTACAAAGCAGAGCAGGAAAAGCAGTTGAAGGAGTTGAAAGACGAGAACGCTGTAATGAAGCTCGAAAAGAGTAAGGCTGAACGTGGTGCTGCCATTGCTGCAAAGGCAAAGGAACTGGGTATCCCCGATTTCCTTATGAAGCATATATCACTTGCTGATGATGCGGATATCGAAAAGGAATTGACGGAGTATAAACAGGAACTTGTCACCAACAGTTTGATGCCTGCTGATAAAGCGGACATCATATCATCGTCTGACGAAGCAGCTAAGGACGACGCCAAACGATGGGCGAACCAGCTGCCTGATTATTAACCTAAAAATTAAAAAGAAATGGCAATCGATTTCAAAAAAACGACCTATCCAGGTTCGATGGATCCATTTTGGCGAAAAGAAGCTAAGATTCTTCCTGGTGGTTTCAAATTGAAGCAAACCACATTCAGCGCCGGCGATGTCATTCGTAAAGGTTCTTTCGTTTATGCAGACATCGATAAGATGGAAGCCGCTATCATCAAGATCGGAATGGTTCTCGATGGTGGCACAACAACCAAACCTCGTGTGAGCAAAAAGAACTGTTTCTGTATCGGAGATACGGTAATGAAGTTGGGCGTTTCCACATCTTCACCATCAATATCCGCTATTGATCGTTCAAATCCAGATTATGATGTTCTTACATTATCTACGGCTATCTCAGGCCTATCAGAAGGAGATTTTCTCCAAGAAGCAACTCCGTATCAAGCATCTGCCGGCGAGACGACACCAGCAGTGGATGCATCTCCGAAGTATGTAGCCAATGCTGCGTTGGGTGCAGATCTCGAAATCAAGAATAGCGGACTTCCGACAATAGATGCGGCTTACGATGCAATTCTGTTGAAGTCTGTTATCACTCCTTTCCCAGCCGAATGGCTTGTTAGCGATGGATTCTGCCTTAAAGCTAATCCTAACATTATCATTATTAACCAGTAAATCACTAATCAGTTATGCCAAATCCAGTATTATTAAGTTCAATGTTCGGTGAACTGACCAAAAACGTACAGGCTCGCATAGATGCAGGTTCTGAACTTAAAAAACGCATCTTCGACAATGTGATTTACCGCAACTACATGCCATGGGATATGCCTACTGTAGGTCTCGATTTCGAGGAACTCATGGGTAGATACAACATCACGGTAGCGGCAGCCACCATAGGAGAAAACTCCAAAGAGCCTATCTTAGGGTCCTACGGTCTCGAAACCGTTAAGGAACGTGTGTTGAACCATGCGGTAACACTCCCAATGTCTGTACAAGATTACCGCAAAATCTTACAGTTACTCGACAGCAAATCCATTTCTGACGAGCAGAAGAAAAAGCAGCTCGTTGACTTGATGTGGGGCGGTGTCCAGAGAGTAGTCAACGGCGTTGAAGCCAAGTTAGATATGATCTTCTTAGGATCACTCTCTAATCTCTGCAAATACACCCTTGATGCGACCAACAATCCAGAAGGCGGTGTCAGAGGCGAAATAAACTTCAATATGCCAGAAACTAACATCGCAACTTCTAAAACACTATGGACAGAAGCTAACATAGAGACTGTTGACTGTATGGAAGACATTCAGGCAATGCTTGACGCTGCGGAAGATAGAACTGTATTGAAAAAGATTCTTCTGTCACCTTCAAAGGCAGCATACATGTGTCGCTCCAAGAAGATGAGACAAATGATTTGGGGTACTGACAAATCCTCTAAAATCGTTCAATTGAAAGATATTAACGATTACATGGAAAGTAACGGTTATCCAACCTTTGAGAAAATCAGACGTCAATGTATGATTCAGAACGGAAACAAGCTCACACCTCACACTCCATGGAACGCCAAAAACATCGTTTTCATTCCAGACGGAAATCTCGGCATCGTCAAAAACGCATACGCAAATAATGAGTTGAAGCCTGAAAAAGATGTGGCCTATAGCAATTACGGTCGTATCCGTGTGTCTCAGTGGCACGTTGGCGAGACCAAGGGTGCTAATCAAGGCGAATTTACAAAGGCGGAAGTCCTTGCATTGCCAGTTATTACCGAAGTGAACAGTATTTACACTCTCAAAACCGAAGAATAAATGGTTATGACTAATTTGGAAGCGTTGAAAGCCCAATGCAAGCTAATTTGCAACACTTGTTACGTTGATAACGATGTGGCTCTTTTATCATTATTCAATGCAGGGATTGACGCAACTGCAGAAGCAACTGCCAACAATCCTGACATCATCAGTACAGCAATCCTAATTGTAAAAGGTTGGGTGGAAACAAGTCGCTCAGAAAGCGGCATATCAGTATCTGTAGATATAGATAATGTTAAAAAAAGTATCATGTTTTGGTGTAACAAGGCAGGTCTTAACGCTTCCGAATATGTTGATGATATTGTTGTTATTGATAACGGCTCAAATTTGTGGTAAGATGAGAACTAACGGAATATTAAGGTATCAAATCATTTCAGAAACAGGATTTAATGATGATGGGGAACCTATCGCATCAGATTCTTGGAGTGAAGAGATTCCTTGCTCAATTAAAACTGTCACAAATAATTCAAAAGGAAGATATGAGGATGGAAAGTTTAACCAGGCATCATACGAGATATTGGTTGAAAACATTCCTATTTATATCAGACGAATAAAATTAGAACGTGGCGGAATCGCATTGGGCGAATATCCCGTACAAGGTTTACCGACTCCTACGACAATGGGACGTGTTAAAATCATAGTGTGATGCCCGGCAAGATGATTACACCTATCAAAGTCATTGGAGACCATATCAAGGCAAGCGTAGAAGCCAAAATGAGGGACATTGTTAACACTTTCTGCTATGTTGGCGAACAGTGTATTATCGAAGCCCGCAACAACGGCGACTACACAGACCAGACAGGTAACCTAAGAAGTTCAATTGGATACGCAGTAATATGGAACGGTAAGGTCATACAAAAAGAGCTCGCCGATAAAGTCAAAAAAGGCGATGAAGGCGTCTCTAATGGCGAGGAATTTCTATCGAAACGAATCGCCAAGGCTCAGAAGAAAGGCATCGTCCTCATAGTGACAGCAGGCATGAACTATGCCGAATATGTGGAAGCCAAAGGTTACAACGTACTTTCATCAGCCGAGCTAAAAGCTGGACCGCTAATCAAAAGCATATTAACACAAATAGGATTTAAAGTGAAGTGATGGAAAAGACCGAAAAGCAAATCGAAAAGGATGTATTTCGCATTGTTAAGGATAGCGAATTAAAGAATGTCATCGGCGGCAGTTTCTATCGTGCAGGTATGAGACCAAAAAACGCAATGACAGAGGACGTAGTTGTTAAGTTCTTGACAGGGATTGACGGCCAAGAGCAATCCGGCATTGTCCTCATCCATATTTATGTTTCAGACATTCCAGCATCCAATGATGGCGAATTGGTTGAAAACATCACACGCATTGATAATCTCGAGAAGTTATTGAACAATATTATGTCGGATATAGAAAACGACGAATATCTATTTGTAAAAGATGGAACACCTAAAAGTTTTCCAGTTGAAGGCATAGCACAGCATTACATCAATTTGCGATTACATTATAGACGTAAAACATTTTAAAATTATTAACTATGGCAAAGAAAACAATGTCTTGGTCCACATGCGAGATAGAAATTGGCAAGACTGGAGAAAATGACGTTATGGCGACTTCATTAAAATCTGTAGGTGTAATAAAAGACAAATCATCTACACTTGAAGCGTCAGAAGGTGAAACACTCGAAGCCAAGGCGACAGGAGGAGTGCTTGTCGCTAAAGAAGTCTCAGAGGGAGGTTACCAGCTCAAGACAAGAGTAATCGAACCTACCGAAGATTTACTCACAGAGCTTGGTTTGGGTGCAACATCAGATGGAGATTTCAATGTCAAGACACACGTCGTTGAAGGAGACTTCTCAGTCAAACTCACGCCAAAGAATGTCGGTGGCAAAGGAATAAAAGCTCCTAAATGTAGCGTCACATACGCGCCAGGTTGGAGTGAAGAAGAAGGTGCTTACGCTGATCTCACATTTGACATTCTCAAAGGAGAAGGAGATTATTGGTACAGCATATTCACAAAAACTGCATCCTGATAAAAACTACCCTGCATAGCTCAATGGCGAGAGCATTTTCGTGAGCTCACGAAAAAGATACGGGTTCGACTCCCGTTGCAGGCCTATCATTTTAAAATAATCATTATGAAAAGTCTCGAAAGCAAAACGGCGGATTGCATTCTCGAAATATCGCAGGACTGCATCATAATAGCAGGAGAGAAATATGATATCGCCCCTCCTACTCCAGCTACACTTATACTGATTTCTAAATACATATCTGAACTGCCTGAAGTTGACGGCAATACTAAAAACATTGTTAATGAGGTCCTTGGCAAAGCTAAGGATTTATCGATTATAGGCAAGATAGCCGCCACTCTCATTTTAGGAGCTAAAAGAGTCAAGGAACGCAGATATGTAGCAGTAAGACTTAAACCATGGCGTATTAAGAGAATGCCAGAACTTGACTATCTCGCCGACAAGATACTTGATGAGGTATCTAACGCCGATTTGTTCAGACTCATTTCTGATAGGCTCAACAATCTGCAGATCGGTGATTTTTTCGTGCTTACCACTTCCCTATCCGCAGCAAATCTGCTAAGAAGGACAAAGGAAGTGGAGACAGCATCTGGGGAATGATATACAGCTGGGCAAAGAACCTTAACACTACGCCTGAGCATATATTATATGAAATGAGCTATGAAAACCTTCTGATGTACAGTGCGGCGACACCGCATTATGACGATGAAAAAGATGAGTGGGACGCATCCATCGACGCTAACAATCCAGATAATTTCATAAACAGTAACGAAGAGGAAATATTTGTAAGATGAATAACGACGCAGGTAAGATAAGTTTTGAATCAGGTCTCGACCTTACGGGTCTTGACAGAGACATCAAAGCAGCACAAGACAGGTTCAGAGAACTGAACGGCAACGTCCAGAAAGAATGCTCTGGCATTGACGGTTCAATCAGGAATATCGGAGCTTCCATAGCAGCGGTGTTTACGGTTCAGAAAGCAGGCGAATTCATAAAGAAGATGGTCGCTGTCCGTGGTGAGATTGAAAGCCTTGAAAAGTCTTTCGGAATACTTGCAGGCACAGTTCAAGGCAAGAAATTATTTGAAGATATAAAGGATTTTGCAGTCAAAACGCCCATGACAATGCCAATGCCTGCTCTCGCCAAAGGTGCTCAGACGCTTTTAGCATTCAATTATGAAGCGGAAAATGTCATGCCAATACTGAGAGCCATCGGAGACATCTCAATGGGCAACGAGCAGAAATTTAACTCTCTCGTCCTCGCATTCTCCCAAATGTCATCTACAGGCAAACTTATGGGTCAAGATCTCTTGCAAATGATTAACGCAGGTTTTAACCCATTGGCAGTAATATCAGAGCAAACAGGCAAATCAATAGGTGTTCTTAAGGAAGAAATGGCAGCAGGTGCCATTTCTGCTGATATGATTACAAAGGCTTTCATGGACGCCACATCAGAGGGTGGCAAGTTCAACGGAATGTTGGAACAACAAAGCAAAGGCATTGAAGGCTCATTATCCAACCTCGAGGGAGCTATACAAGATATGTTCAACGAGTTAGGAGAAAAATCGCAGGGAGTCATAACAAGTTCCATTCAGAATGTTACAGCGTTAGTGCAGAACTACGAGAAAGTAGGTAGAGTGATTGCTGAGTTAATCGGAGCTTACGGATTATACAAAGCGGCATTAATGGGTATTACGGCGATTAACAACACAGCGACAGCAGCAGCACACACTCAGGAAGCTGCGTCTCTGTATCAGCTATTGACGGCGGAACAACAAGCCTCCATATCCAAGAAAGGGCTCAGCACGGCATCAGCCGAATATTACAACCTCGTCAAAGCAGAAACTACAGCCAATATAGAAGCTGCACAAATAGCACTTGTAAAAGCACGTGAAGAAGTAACAGCAGCAAGTGTTACAATGAAAGCCAAACGTGGCGAATACGCATCGGCTAAACAATTGGAAGCACAGCGCATAAAAGAATTAGCAGAAATCAAGGTTACAGGCAACGCCAAACAGATAGAAGCGGCACAACGTAAACTCAACAAAGCGGCGACAGACAGGGAGACAGCAGGAATAGCCTACCAATCGGCGACAAGAGATTTCCATACCAAGAGGACAGCGGTTGAAACGGCAGCAAAAAACGCAAACACTCTCGCGAGTAACGCAAATACCGCTGCAAAATCAGCTAATGCAACAGCAACAAACTTTCTTGCAGTCGCAAAGACAAAATTAACCGCCGTAACAAAAAAACTGACGGCAGCGGTAATGAAAAATCCTTATGCGATTGCCGCCGCTGCTGTAATAGCATTAGGTTTTGCCATATACAAGTTAGCCACACATCAGAGTGAGGCTGAAAAGGCACAATCGAGACTTAACAAGGCGTTCAAAGAAGCCGACAAGAACATCATTTCGGAAAGAACCCAAATTGATTACCTATTTGGAAGATTAAAAGCCGCCAAAGAAGGCACAGAGGAGTACGAAGCTGCCAAGAAACAAATTATCAACCAATACGGCAGTTATCTTTCTGGACTGTCAGATGAAATACAGTCTTTAAAGGATGTGGAGGGAGCTTATAAGGCAATAACAGAGGCGGCCAAAGAATCCGCCATGGCAAGAGCGAGCGAGGCATATATCAAAGAAGAAGCCGATAACTATGCAAGTCAGATATCAGACATCAGAGATGAGGTGAAAAAGATGATGGAAGAAAAGTTCGGCACAGAGAAAGGCTACGAATACTTCTGGAAGATAGTCCCGGTTCTTGAAGGCGGAGATATGACCGATGAGATAAGAGATATTATCAGTCAGTTTGATGAAACAGAATATATAATGTCTGGTAGTAGTAGCGGCATGGGGGTCGAAGCCAAGGAAATAACGACAAATGACCTGAAATCACAACTTACAAATGCGGCCAAAGTAAGAAAAGTGCTGAATAATGCCATTGAGAAAGCTAATGTAATGTTCGGCACTACACCTCAAGAGAGCAAAAAAGAAGATGAAGGGAACAGTGAGGATACTGTTAAAGTCCCTATCTATGGTGTAGATTATGAAGAAGCACGTAAGGAATGGGAGACTGCCAAGAAAGAGCTTCAGGCAATTGAAAAGGATAAGGACAACTTCACGACTAAACAGTATGAAGATGCCAAGAGCAGCGAGGAAACAGCTAAAAAAAGATTCAGCGAATTAGGAGGAGACGTATCCGACAAAAAAGATTCCGCCACAACCAAAGCGGAATCCACTCTTGAAAAAGAACTCAAAGATGCTTCCAAAGCACGTCAGGAACTCGAAAAAGAACTATACTTCCAGGAACAGCAAAACCGTATCAATTTTGAAACAAACGAGCGCAAGCGAAAGGAAATTCAGATGAAGCTCGACCATGAGAAAGAGCTATATAATCTTGAACAACAGAAGCAGTCTGCTATTGACGCTGAAATCGAAAGACAGAGAGCCATTTTCAACGCTCGTGAGAATGACAAGGCGGCCAATGACAAGAACTATACAAAAAAGACATTCTCAGAAGCTGACATTGACACAACGCAAATAGACGACATCAATAGTTCTTACAGCAAATTATTTGAGCAGTTGAGAGAAATGCAGGATGAAGAATTATCCGAACTCCAAGCGGAAGAAAGCAAGGCGATGAACGAGTATCTCGCACAATACGGCAACTACCTTGAGAAACGTAGTGCCATAACCGCTCTTTATAAGGAGAAGATTGATAATGCGGGCACGGAGGGTGAAAGAAAATCACTAACCGCACAGATGACAGAAGAGTTATCGGAACTCGATATTGAAGCCAACAAAACCACAGCTTCAATAAGCAGATTATTTGGCGACATGTCTAATAAAACAGTGGCTGACATGAGAGCCATAGCGGACGAAGCGGAACGTGCACTTGCATTTCTCATTTCCGGAGAATGGGATTCAGCTCAGGGTTTGGAATTTGGCATTACTCAGGAGACTTTCGACATTCTAAGCAAATCTCCGGAAGAACTTGAGAAGATAAGAAAGGGCATTAACGACATCCGTAGGGAAGCCGATCATTCCGAAGTCGGTTTCAAGAAAATGGCAAACGGACTTAAGCAGATTTTCAACGCCGGAAATGATGTCGGCAAGACAAAGAAAGCCCTTGCGGAAATAGAAAGCGGTCTCAATGACGTAATGCAGGTGGGTTCATTCCTTTCCGACACATTCACATCGTTAGGAGACGCCTTTGGCAACGACACATTAAAAGGTATCGGAGAAGGCATCAGTACCGCCATGGATGTCGCAGGTTCAACAATGCAGGGCATGCAAGCGGGTGCAATGTTCGGTCCAGTCGGAGCTGCTATCGGAGGTGCTATCGGTCTTGTATCATCATTGGCCACTTCGATAGCAAAATTGCATGACAAGAAAAAACAAGCTGAAATTGATGAGACAATCGACAAGTATGAAGATCTGAACAGCAGCGTTGACAATTACGGCAAAATCGCAGAAGATTCTTTCGGTTCTGGCAAAAAAGCCGCAATAGAACAACAGATGGCATTAAAACAGCTACAAATAGAACTGCTTAAAACAGCCATCGCACAGGAGGAGCAAAAGAAAGATCCTGATGATGGCAAGATACAGGAATGGGAGAACCAAATAACAGGCCTTGAAAGTGAAGTTGACGATTTGGGTGATGCTGCTGTTGATGCCATTTTCGGCGAAAGCATATCAACAGCAATTGAAAACTTTACAAGTGCCATTACCGACGCATGGGCCAACACAGGAAATGCATCACAGAAAGCCAAAGATGTAGTCAAAAACATGCTAAAGCAGATGATAAGCGAAAGCATAAAGGCAATGATTCAGTCGTCTGGCGCATTAGAAGAAATCCGTACCAAGATGGAAGAGTTCTTTTTAGATGGAATCATATCAGCCTCAGAACAAGCTATACTTGAAGGAATGGCAGAAAATCTCGCCAATGAAATTGAAAACAAATATGGTTGGGCAGATGATTTATTTGCTGATTCAGAATTTTCACAGGACAGCACTAAGAAAGGTTTTCAAGCAATGTCTCAAGACTCCGCAGACGAGCTCAACGGCAGATTCACAGCCATGCAGATAGATACGAGCAACATCAAATCATTGTGCGATTCAATACATGTAAACACACAACATTTAATCAATGGCTTGGTCGCAGTAAAAGAACATACTGATGAAATAAAAAACATAGCACTTTCCTCTCTCGATTATCTCGAGACCATATCGCGAAACACTCACGAGTTGTACGAAATGAACGAACGCTTAGGCAAAATAGAACAAAATACTCGTAATCTATGATAGAGAAAGAAATTATCAAAGAATTGTGCGATAGTGCACGTAATCTCGGTGCTTGTAAACTTATAGACAGCATCAGAGACATAGAAGAATTATCAAAATACATCTTCACCCCACAAGGTTTGGAGTTTTGTATTATACATGAATTTCCGGCACTATCAGTATTGCAGCGACATAAGGATACAATCGAAAAATACGGTTATTTCGTCGATTGTGGGCATATATCCCGTAACAATGACACTAATATAGTCTTGGCTGGTGACACAGTCGGAGAACTGAGTTATGACAACCCTACATGTCTTCATAAGATTATACTGATGCATGGAGCGAGCGTTAAAATCAATGCCAGCAATTATGTCGTGTTACAGGTATATCAGATAGGCAAATGTCATTTGGAAATTAACAAAGACCAAACCGCAATAATACTATGAACAACGTAAAAGTATATATCAATTCAAACACTCAGACAACTGAGCAGAAATGGGGCATAACTTTCACAGATATCGCAATCTCTGCGCTGATGACACCTGCACCCAAGAAGGAATATCTAAAAAACAAAAGTCCTCTGAAACACGGAGCGCAGGTTCTTGCCAACAGCGACACACTGCCTAAGTCTGACGAGCGTACAATACAGCTTACATTTCACCTTAAAGCCACTACCCTTGCGCAATTCTTAATGAGATACAGAGCCTTCTGCAATGAATTGGATAAAGGCACCCTACGACTTACATTGCATGTATATGAAGGTAATACTTTTTTTAGGGAAACATATAATCTTAAGTATCTGTCATGTCCTCAATTTGCCGAATTTAACAACAGATTAGCTAAATTCGTTCTTAAAGTGAGTGAACCTAATCCAAAAAATAGAGAATTACTGCACTCACCAGATATAACACTTAATGAATAAATGTTATGAACGTAAAGGATAAAAATGGTATATTAAAAATATCAATAGATGAAAACGACAAGTGCATCTATCATAAGGCGTTGATGGAAGAGGAATATATCCTGCTCAACTTTGAAAGCGATATTCTTATTCCTTTCGCCAAAGGTGATTATATTGACACCGAGTTCGGAAGATTCTACATCGTTCATTTAGAGAAACCGAAATTTTCCAAAGCAGGCGGTTATACATACGACCAAAAATTTCACTCAGAATGGGAAAGATGGAGGAACAGAATATTATTCTACAACAGACAGAGTGGCTTTGAGAAGTCATGGAAAATGACTCATCGTCCAGAAGTGTTTCTTGACATAATAGTCGATAACATCATGAAAGCGGGATTTGGCGAATACGCATACGCTGTAGATCCTGAACTTAGTGAAATGAAGTTCATTGAGTTCGATTCCGTTAATATCATTGATGGTCTAACTCTCATTGCTGAGGCATGGGAAACGGAATGGTATCTCAGAAACGGCATAATATACCTTGGCAAATGTGAACACGGCTCGACAATAGAATTGAAAACTGGCGATGCCATCAGTGAAGATATAGGCGTAAGCATCAGCAATTCGGAATACTGCACAAGACTTTACGCTTTCGGTTCAACCAAAAATCTTCCACAGAACTACAGAAAGGAAGAAGAAACCGATGAAGTTATAGAAGGGATCGTTGAAAAAAGATTGAAACTTCCAAAAGGCATTCCGTACGTTGATGCATGGGCAAATATGGCAGAGGAAGATGTCGTGGAAGGTTCTGCGACGTTTGATTATGTTTTTCCTCATTTCATCGGAAAGATTAAAACCATTTCTTTAAAGACATACACCGAAACCATAGAGAACGAAGACGGTACTACCACAGAGAATCAGTGGGACGCTTACAGGTTCACTGATGACAGTTTTGTCTTTAATAAAGATTATATGATAGAAGGTCAGGAATTGAGATTGATTTTCCAGTCGGGCAAATTGGCTGGCATGGATTTCGCCTTGATTTTCGAACCCGACAATCTTAGTCAGGTATTCGAGATAATCAGAAATGAGGATTACGGAATGCCTTTGCCAACTGATGTCGGCGAACGTTTCACACCACAAGTAGGTGATACGTATATTCTATACGGTTACGATACTAAATTTGTATCTGATAATCTTGTCGAAAATGCAGAATATGACTTATATGACGAAGCCTTGAAATGTATCGCACAAAGGTCAAAACGCAATGCCGTCTATTCCTGCAAGACAAACCCGATAAGATGTGCAGGATATGTGGAGTTTTCAAACGGAGAACTCGTTTTCAGCAATTACAATATCATCGACCTTGATGTCGGTCAATCGGTAAGAATTAACAGCGAGAATCTGGGTATTATTGTCTCGCGTGTTCGTTCATTTGAGAAGAAATTGTATAACAAGTACATCTGTGATTACGAGATAGGCGATGAAGAGAGATATTCCAAGACAGGTTCAATGCAAGATGAGATTGATACGATAAGAAAAAATCTCGGAGAAAACACATCGGACGAACGTCTGTCACTCGTCAGGCTTCTTGATACCAAAATACCTACAGACAACAATGTTTTCTCATCATTGAGGGCAAGGAAAGAATTTCTGAGAAAGGATGTCATTGACAGGACATCACAGCGGATTATATTCGAAGACGGTTTACAGTTTGGCAAGAGCTACTCTTCCGGCGAAATGGGCGGTCGCATCGATGGCGACGGCAACGCAGAACTCCTCACCATGGTGGTGCGTCATCTTTTGCGTTCTGCCGAATTCCGAAATGGATTCACAGGCGAAGGCTGGCAGCTTTGGGTTGATGATTGGGGACTTTCCAACCTCGAG